ATCTCGTCGATCATCACGTCAGCGGTGGGCTGGTATCCATCTTCGGTCTGGATCATCAGACCATTGGAGACCATGCCGACCAGGAAGGCCTCTCGGGTGGGTGCCCAGACCATCAGATCGAGTATCATGCTGCGAGCTCCTGTAATTTGCCCCTGTGAAGGCTCAGACCACGGCTGGAGGATGAATGATTATCGGATAATAGGCTACCAAAATCCGATTGGAAATGCCACCAGGATTTACAGGTGCATTATCTCAGCTTTGGCATGAACGGGATCCAGGAAAGCTTCTGGCTCATCACAATCACAGCAGACGCTGACAGGACGCCCCAGTAACAGAGACGAGCCCGCCATTCCTCAACCCTCAGTGCCTTCAGAGCCAGGTAGAACTGGTGGTCACACTCCCAGTGAGTGCTCGCTCCAGGTATCGGGCGTCCGGCGATCATCTCTTCCTTGATGAAGTCGTGGAGGATCGCAGCTCGAGTACCGCGGTCACCCCAAGCCGGCATCAGCCACCACAGAAATCTCGGTACGCTCGCCCCATCGCTGACGAAACCGAAAGGGACAGTGACCAGCAGACCGCTGCCCTTTTCGTCACACTCCCATACCAATGACTCCAACAGAACGGCCTGTCGACCGTGATTGTCATCGTAGTAGCGGATGATCAACTCGCTCGTGAACCGACTCATTGCTTTGTCCTTTCAGAGACGAACCAGGGCCCTAACTACAAAGCTGTCCGGACGGGCTTCCGTGCCGCCATCAGAAGCAATAGTCAGGTCGTGGGTATGGGCACCGTCGGTGGACACCGTCATATGACGTGTTCCGGATCCCTTGATGGAGTCGCTAGAGCCGAAGTCTTCTTCGTTGGACGCCGAAGCATTCAGGCCAAAGCGACCATTGGCCGTCATGCTGACGTTGTGGGTATGGCTGCCATTACTGGCAATCGAGGATCCAGCGTGGGTATGGGCCTTGTTCTGGTTGGTCTCCTTGGTACCGACATCCAGGCCTGATCCAGAGGAGCGGGGGAACCGCTTCGAAATGTCCGGCATGACCAAGCGCTTGTTGGCCGCGAAGTCAGTAGCGGCATCTGCACCAAAGGTGGAGCCCGCACCATCAGAGGCCTGAATGGTGATGGACCAGGCAGCACGTCGAGTTGCATGCCAGAAGAAGGCAAAGAGGTTCGCCGTATCAGCATTAGCTCGTCCGGTCGCACCACTGGCCCCATTACCGATCGATAGGCCAGCCGCTTCAATCCAGCCGACCTGGTCGATGGGATCCATGGTGAACTTGATGTCACCCGTCAACCACCCCTGCTCGAGGGTATCCAGGCGCCCATCGAGTGCTGTGTTCACAGCAGCCTGGGCAGTTGAAATGGGCTTGTCCAGATCAGCCGTGTTTTCGGCACTCCCCAGACCAACCTGAAATTTGGTTACCGAATGAGGATTGTCGTTATCGCCGATATGCGCGCTCAGAGCAGCATCCGTGGCCTTCTCGGTATCGAGCTCTTCCAGAGCGTCCTGGACGTTATCCGCCGACAACCCACCCGACGAAGTAAAAGGAGTCTGTTCTGCAGACTGGCTCTCGGCGGTGAACGACACCCAGCCCGTGGTCAGCAGGTCGTAGACACGGAACTCCTTGACCACATTGTGCCAGATGATCGCCCCATCGATCAGCGCCCCGCCCTGATTGTCGAGGGTTGGATTGGTTGCCTTGGAACCAAGATACTTGGCATCGAAGTCCTCCCAGGCGTTCTCCGACAGATCTCGAGCAGCCTCCGATGCCACCTTTGCCGCTACAGCGGTGTCGGCGCTGGCGCTTGCCTGAGCAGCCTTGTTCGAGGCCAGGTCTGCAGCGGCCAGGATATCGTCCACCACCTCGATAGCTTCGTTGATGTCGGCCATATTCTCGGCAACGCTGACCACCGAGGCCATGTTTTCTTCGACTGTTCGGACGACGCGGTAGGCTTCACCCAGCAGCTCATTGACTGCCTGGGTTCCGAGGTTCTCCGGAGAACTCAGTGACGATCGACGAGCCATTATACGAAACCCCGCTGTTCCAGCTTGGTGTGGGAGGTGTGCCAGGATTGAGATGCCAGGTCCTTGTTCTCGATCTCCTGGCAGCACCGTTCATAATCGGACAAGTATTCTGCCCCTTTGGCGACGTTCTCAGCCCCGTTCATGTGCGAGAACACGCTGTGCGCGATGTGCTTCTGGAGGGCGTCCTCGAGGTACCGCGGTATATCGATCTCCTGATCCAGACTGATGTCCACCTCTGGCTCGACCGGCACGTCGATCAGTTTCGGGTGATAGGCCTGGTAGATGATCGCCAGAGGCTCTCCGTCGACGGGTTCAGGTACCTGCAGAACGAGCGGTGCCGGCGTGAACAGAGAATAGGGATGGGCCGTGTCATTGAGCGGCATTTTGACGTGCTGCTCGCTCTCCGAGCTGATGGCACCCCAGACTTCGGTGATCCTGATGGCGATGTTGTCCTGAAACGGATCTTCGGCCGTGTCGATGATGTAGAGGTTGGCTTCGGTACCAACCGACTCCGAGTGCTTCGCCTTCAGGTGGTACTCGGTAACCTCGGTCATCTGCTCGATGATGACTTCCTTCTCGCTCAGGACAAAGCGAGTGAAGATCTTCACCAGGGCATCATTGGTGTAGTGGATCAGCTGCGGATGCTTGGCCTCGACGATCGTCCCAGACCCGGAGTTGCTGATGGCCAGATTGGACAGCTCTCCAAAGGACAGCTGGCGGAAGAGGTCAGAGAGTAGCATATAATCACCCCGGGGATTATGTTGATAATCGGCTCAGACGATGTAGGAGGAGAGGGAGCTCTGGTTATTGTCGGCGAGCTCATCAGCGTCCCAGTCAGGACCACCGTTATGCCCATGCATCGGGTGCTGGGCTTGCTCACTCGGTTTCCAAGCGTTCATATACATTAGCATGGAAATCGTATCGAGACAGTCGTCTTTCCCCTTGAGGCCATTTTTGGTGGCCATCCGGATCTGTCCATAGAACAGCGCCATGATCTTCGAGGCCTTCCACTCGGCCGGGAAGTACATCTTGCCAGCCTTGAACAGCGGCACAACCAGGTTGAAGCGTGCGAGTTTGTTGAGGACTGGCATGATGCCGGCCTCTCCGGACTTCTGGCTCGAGGCGAAGTTGAACCAGATGTTCCTGGAAAGCATCTCGCTCTGCAGCCACTTGATGAACGCCCGCTGCTGACCTGAGATCTCGATGCCCACCGACTGGGGCTTATAGATCTGAACCAGGCGAAACAGCTCATTCACCGGCTTTTCGGCCGTGGCTCGCTCGGCATACCCGTCCACCCAGAACCAGTCACCATTGTGGTTGTGGGCCCAGACCGAGATGACCGAGTAATCGTTGGTCTGTTTGTCGGACGTAGCGAAGTCGGTCGTAATGTAGAAGTTGTACTGACTGGTGCGCTCGAGGAGCTGGAAGCGGGAATACTCCCGGATCTCGGACTCCTGCACCAGGCGCTCTTCGTCGGACGAGATGCGAAGCATGAGCTCCTGCATGAAGCCCTCGACGGTCCCGTTGAGAACTGCGTTCTCATACTGCTCCATGACGAATTCATAGGTGAACCGGTCTTCCCAGGCTCCAATGAATTCTGCCTTGGTGCAGGGAAAGCGTTCACACACCGGCCAAACGTTGACGTCCCAGGCACCAGACTCGACAGCCATGATGAGGATGTCTTGCTGATTGAAGGGCGTACCGTTGAAGATGATCTTCCGCCTGGTCGGATCGAGCGCGTAGTTGATGCCCTTGTGGACGGTGTCACTGATCGACTGCATCGACGCCTTGGATTTGGCATCGTCGTCTGAGACCAGGTCGTCGAGCACTGCCAGCTTTGGTCGCTTGCCGAAGATCTTGGTACCGCGGATACCGGTCTTGGCACCGAACATCTTGATGCCAAATGGCTTTCCGTCTCGGTTCCTGAACTCGATGTAGTTGTCGGTGAAGTGAGCTTCTGGCAACCACTCCTGCAGATACGGGGAGTTTTCGTACCGGAACTCCAGGTTCTTGCGAGCCGACTTCACGCCGTTGTCCATGGAGTCGGACACATAGATCATGCTGTCCAATGACCCGAAGCCAGGCAGGTACTGGAAGATCGCGAGGAACGGAGCCAGGTACTCAAAGAACAGCGTCGTCTTGGCCGCACCGCGGAAACACAGATTGGCAACCTGGCTTGAGATCGAGTTGGCCAGCTTGTCGAGCATCTTCAGGTGCACCGGGGGAGTCTTGTGACTCTCGCCCTCAGCCCCGTTGACCAGCTTGATGAAGTTCATGAAGACGAGACTGAACTCGCTCGGCACGTACCTACCGTCGTTCAGCTCGTTGTAGTCGACCGCATCGAGCCACTGATCGAGGGTCTGCTTGATGATGTGCCGGCCAGTGATGCTGACCTGATGATCCAGATCCAGAACCTGTCCAGTGGTCTCAGGAGACGTCAGCATCTTCATCCTTCCGGATCAGCCGAGAAGCTGCGACGTCGATCGTCTTCATCTGTCCGCGTTCGATCATGTCCCGCTGCTGATTGGCCAGGTTCTCGAGCATCTGCCGCATATCGGCCATGCCTGAGCTCTCATTGGTGTTCAGGTTGATCTGGAAGTCACCCTTGGCCTCGGGCTTCTTCAGGTGCGTGAGGATGGAGTTTGCAGCCTCGGCTCGGACCTTCTCGCTGTTGGCGTTCAGCATCAGGTCGGCCTGGACGTTCAAGGCACGCTGAAAGAGATCCTGGTTGAGGACCCAGGTAGGAACAAGACACTGCTCCATGATCAGGTTCACCAGCTTGCCGCGGTGATATGCTGACACGTAAGCCGAGATGTCCTTCTTGCTGGTGCCCTTGGACAGCAGGTTGGCGTATCGCTGTGGGAACGCTCGAGCGTAGCTGTCCTCGTTATTGTACCCCATGAGCTTGAAGGACACGTAGGCGACCGCGTGGATGTAATCCTCGGTCTTGAACTTCCCTTCCTTCAGGACGGTGCTGTACCCGACGAAGTTGTCCCTGATGTTCTCGGCCGCGATCGGGTCAGACGAGATCGTGTTGAGGGTGTCTGCCATCTCCTGGGTAGCAGAGGCACGAAGATGCGGAGGCAGGGCCTTCTTCACATCCGCGATCGTGAACACAGCCGGCGCAGGTGCAGGCACGGCAGCAACCGCTGCTGGAGCCAGGTTGGGAACAGTCGGGGCCTGCAACGGTGGGGTGCTGAATAGCGACGGAGTACTCATGATGGCCCTTGCGTCAAACCTTTTTTATGATAATCATTAGTGACATATTCTGATTAGGACGTCACCATAATCCTTTTCAGATTATCCCGGATTTAGTTCCCTCGCGGTGTGTGTGTGGGTTTCCGCCGCTGAGGAGGATGGGGGGGTCGAGATGAGGCGCTCGGCCCCCCTTAACTTTTGTCGGTCTTAGCCTCCAGGACAAGCCGACGGGCGTAATCTTCAGGAAGACCGCGTCCCGTGAAAGCCCGATAGAGCTTCTGTAGAGCCAGTATAGCCACTGACATCGGGACGACCTCCATCAGGGAGCACTCTCCGGAGTCTGTTCGGCAAGGCGGGCCTTGGCGATGTTGAAGAGACTCGTGGCCTCTTCAACACTGATGGTCATGCCCGTAGTGGCTTTCACCACTTTCCGAATTGCCCAGATGGCCCGCTCTTCCTCGTCATCAGGAGGAGTTGGGGAAATCGGTTCGGCATCAGGCACCGGTCGCCTCCCCTGCCCCCACCGGGCTGTCGGCGCTCGCCTGCGGCTCGGCCTTGCCCTGGGGCAGGTCGGCTCCCTGGTAGAGGGGTTGGAGATTGAGGTGGTAGAGCTTGGTCTTCAGCTCGTACCCGAGAAGCGGCCACATCTTCTTGATGGCGTCTTCCTTGGCCAGGCGTTCGCCGATCTCCCGGTTGTAGTTCTCCGGACTGGCGCAGGCGCTGGTGCCGGGAACGGTATAGCCGTTCTTGAGGAGCAGCACACAGAAGGTGAGCAGCCCCAGATGGGCCATCGCGCTGAACGGCGCTGATACGCCCTGCAGCCCCTCAGGGAGGTGCGAGAACTTGAAGAACTGGAGAATGGGTTCCATGGATTTTCCTTGCTAATCCGATTTGATTATCTAATAATCGGGTTTGGGTTTTAGATCACCATTAGGTGATTAATGCAACACCCATTTTCAGGAGAAATCAAATGCCCCATTTCCGCAAGCTGCCCGTCACGATCGAGGCCCGCCAGCTGACTCCGGAGAATGCGATCGAGATCATGGCCTGGTGTGGGTCGGACATGTTCTGGAGCAAGCCGCTCTTCGACATGACCCTGGGCATCATCGTCCCCACCCTCGAGGGTCAGCATGAGGCCGGCTTCGGTGACTGGATCATCAAGGGCGTGAAGGGCGAGTTCTACCCGTGCAAGCCGGATATCTTCGAGATCACCTATGAGCAGGTGCCGGCTGATGTCTGAGTATCGAAGCTTGGGTGACGATGACGATGACCCGGACGACGACGATCTCCCCGAGCTGCCAGAGGTAAACCTCTCCCTATCGGTCGTCTGGATGATCACCGCGGACTACAAACTCACCACTGACCAGGCCCTCACCGCGGCTCTGATCTGCAAGGAGGAGCACTCTGGGCACCTGTACCACGTAGACCTGATCCAGCAGAGATACGCCCAGATCGTCTACCATTGACGAGGAAAATCAGAAGGGGGCTTTACGGCCCCCTTTCCTTTGGCATACCTTACCCCCATCCCGAGCTGCCGAGCACCCCACCGCCGGCCTACATCTGCCTCTTCCTCAAACATCTAAGTTCTTCCACCGTAAGAAGAAATTTAGATAGAGGAAAAGACGGACGGGCGAAGCTATTACCAAATCGGTTGATTTGATCATCAGGAGGGGGACAAACCCCCATTAACTACATAATATTAATTACATAATCCTCACTCCGTTGGAGCCAGGAGAGGAAACTCGACAGGGTATTAGCACCCTATGTTGAAAATCCATTATAGAAAATATCGCGCTATATATTTTCAAATCCCATATTCAGATAATGATTATGGAGATAATCGCAGTGGTGGATTTGTGATATGTTGGTTCCGGTGCAGTGATCACACCTGGCGAGGCCGGTGGTAAATACAACTACCCCCCCGGGGTCTATATCGCCCACACCTCACACCTACCCCACCTCTTTCCCTGGCTCCGCTCACACCACGCGCTTGCGCGCGTTCTGGATCATCCCAACCACAGGAGCACATCATGACCACCATCGCACGTTCGGCCGGAAGCACCATCGTCACGCTTCTCGGCACCATTGGCAGCACTGCTGGTGCCCTGGCCAAGACCATCGACGCAGCAGCGTCCAGCATCGACATGTTGGACACCTACGTCCAGAGAGCCAAGAGCAACCAGCTTGCCCAGCACACGATCGAAGATCGCCACTGGAGGCGCAATCTCATCCTCGAGAACGCCCAGATCCAGGAGCGCATCGAGACCAAGATCGACCAGGAGTACAGCACTTCTCCAACTCGAGCTGCTCGTTTCAACTCCATCGTCGCCGACCTCGAGTCGCTCTTCACCGAAACCCAGCCGTAATCCTACCCTCGCAGCTCCGGCTGCGGGGGCCCACAACATTCTGGGATAGACAGGAATAGATTTATCCTGATAATCCCCTGATAACCCCACCATAATCCGGGAGATAACCATGCGTCCCAACTGCTCTCAAGACATCCTGCTCTGGCCGTGCGGAACCTGGTGTTACCGGGAGGACTCTCATGCCTACGGCCACCTGTCCGACGACTACAAGATCCTGCGCTGTGAGACCACAGCCTGGTACCACTTCCTCAGCGAGCAGGGATCTCACCACGATGATCCCTGATGCTCGCCTGGCATCCCATAACTCACCCGCAGCCTGGTCCCGTTGGGATCAGCTGCGGGCTAACCACTTC